ATGCAAAATCAATAACTCAAGAAAAGGCAGGAGCTATTGACATCGTTGTTGGAAGGTCAAGATGGATCAATGGTGATAACTCAAAGTCTGGAAATAGAACAGTTCCTCCAACCTTCCAAAACTCTCCAAGAGGATATTTCGAACCGATCAGGGACTTCATTGCAAAAAAGGCCACTGAGAATTTCATAGAAGGAGACCCAGACTTTCTTGATGATGCATCAAGGATCTACGCCACCATGAACTCAGAGGTTGATTTGAATTTTTCTCTTGGAAAGTTCTCTCCAAGGCTATTCACAACTGCCGAAGTTCCACCGGACGTATCAGGAGCCGCAATAGTGGCAAAGTCCGACGAGATTAGAATAATAGCCAGAAAGTCAGTTGAAAACGGTATCACAGGATCAATAAGAATTGTGAAAGAAGGAGATCCTTCTGATGACCTTGCTTCAATTCTTCTACTTGATGACGGGATCGTGCAAATCTCAGGAAAATCAATCTATCTTGGAAGGCACAAAGATGACGGAGGTGCCGGAGACGGACCAAATGATGAGAGTGCCGCTGTGGGAATGTCGCAGCCATACGTAAAGTATGAACAGCTTCGTGCTCTCCTCACAGATGCTTTCACTGATGTTCAAAATTTTTGCAATTCCCTTTTGACTCACAAGACACCTGGATACGGAGCACCTTCTGTTGAGATAGTTGATGCTGCAAGGCAGCTCAACAGTAACATGAACGATAGAATTTCTGAGATTCCAAATGTGATGTCCAAGAGAATTTTCGGAGAATAAATGCCAATACAGCCAACCACAACCCAGATCCTTCAAACTTCAATATTCGAAGCATTCAAGGATGCAAGGGACAAGGGAACTGGGAGCGGGTCATCTGATCCTGATGCAATAGTTGAGAAGCTTGCGTCTGACTTGACAAGCGCAATTGAATCATATGTGGTTTCTTGCATAATCACCAACCTGCCTGGACAGACGGTCGTCGGACAGGCGGCAGGATTGCCGGTTGTAGGACAGACGGTTTCACCAGGGACATCCGGGTCGTGATTTCGGTTTCAAAAACTTGATTCTTGAATACCTACTACTGGGTGAAGTATGTCCTCAAAGTCCGTTTCATATAACTTCAAGTCTGTTGGACAAACTGCTACCTCAATCGCAAGTCAAAGACCTCCTGATGTTCAAAGGCCAATAGGGATAAAAACACCTCTCGAACTCGGGACTTGCTTTTGACCAACTGGGGAGAAAGGATGTTCATGTATGATTTCGGTGCCAATCTCAAGGAACTTCAATTTGAGCTTGGCACCGAGGATGGAGACGTGGAGGCTATCAACAGGATTAGAAATGCCACATCCAAGTATATGCCGTTCATAGACCTGCAGACATTTGAGACATTCAACGTTCCTCTAGTCGTTGGATATACTTCAATAGTTGGCATCAGGATTACGTACACAATACCTGTGATTTCTGAAAATCGAAAAACAATTGAGGTAGCAATAGGGAGTGTAACATAATGGCTTCTAATCCAACACAGGCCAACCAAAGAAATTACCTTGCAAAGGACTTTACTGCTCTTCGTGCAGACCTTCTCAGGTATTCGCAGACCTTTTTCCCTGACAGGATCCAGGACTTTAGTGAGACAAGCCTTGGCGGTCTCCTGATAGACCTCGCTGCCTCTGTTGGAGACACGCTCACCTATTACCTCGATCATCAGTTCAAGGAGCTTTCTTGGAGTGATGCGGTCGAGCTTTCGAATATTGAGAGGCACATCAGGAATAATGGAGTAAAGATCACAGGAGCATCACCGGCAACAGTTGAATTGACTGTCTTTGTCGAAGTTCCATCTGAGCTTGTGTCAGGAATCTACGTGCCTGAGAGGGTGTCTCTCCCAGTCATTGAAGCAGGAAGCGTATTTTCTTCAAACAGTTCGATAGACTTCACAACTCTTAGCAATGTAGATTTTGGCGCTAGAGACAGCTATGGCTTGCTGCTTTGCAATGTTGAGACAGGTGATTTGAATGATGATGGAACGCCTGCAAGCTTCATACTCAGTGCTCAAGTTTCTGCAACAAGTTCTATCATTGCCACCGAGACTTTCACAATTTCGAATGGATTTAATCCATATCTCACAATATCACTTTCTAATCAGAACGTATCAGAGATACTGTCGGTGACAGACACAGAAGGAAATGAATACTATGAAGTCGACAGTCTAACCCAGGACACGGTCTATAAGACGAATCAGGCTTACGACTCACAAGGAAATATAATCTCACAAAACTTAGAGCTGGTAAGTGCTCCAAGAAGATTTATGGTCAACACGACCCTTACGACAAGAGTCACATCTCTTATGTTCGGCGGAGGAGATGTGAACTTTACTGAGGGTGATGCATTCCCTGATCCTTCGAGACTTGCGATTCCACTGTATGGAGGAAGCACAGTAAATAGATTTTCGGTAGATCCAAACTCACTCTTGAGGTCAAGGACTCTCGGGGTCGCCCCAACCAATACGGTGATAACCGTGAGGTACAGGCACGGAGGAGGATCGTCACACAACGTCTCAGCAAACTCCATAAGGACAGTGAGGACGGTATCGACAAGGTTTCCATATGGAGTTTCCGATTCTGCTGCTTCTATCAGGGCGTCAATTGATGTACTTAACTCTACGGCAGCCACAGGAGGAACTGCTCAACCAACTGTCAATGAATTGAGACAGCTTATCCCATCGGCAAAGAATTCTCAATTAAGAATAGTCACAAAGCAGGACCTAATTGCAAGAATTTACTCAATGCCATCAAGATTTGGAAAGGTCGTAAGGGCCGGTGTGAGATCTAATCCTTCAAATCCTCTTGCAAAGCAGCTTGCAATCATAGGAGCAGACTCCTCAGGAAACTTTGATTATGTGTCTGATTCAACAAAAGAAAACATAAGAACTTACATAAATGATATGAGGCTCATAAGCGATGCCATAGACGTCGTTGATGCTGACATTGTGAACTTTCAAGTCTACATTGAAGTTGTCGCAACTCCTAACTCAAACTCTTTCGAGATATCATCATCAGTGATAGAGGCAGTACAGAACGTTCTTAGCAAGTCGAATTCACAAATTGATAGACCGATACTCATAAGTGATGTGACTTATGAAATCATAAATGTTCCCGGCGTTCTATCGTTGGTCTCATTGGCCTTTGAATCAGTTACAGGAACAGTTGATGGAAGAACCTACGTAGGTTCAACTTTTGACTTCGAACTGAATGCCAACAGGGGAATCATCGTTCCGCCGACTAATGGGATATTCGAACTCAGATATCCACAAAGCGACATATTCGTGACCGTGGTGTGAGGTAAAACGTGATACTCTTTTCAACATCATCAGCTGACACTTACATTACGAATAAGATTATCGATAGCTCATACCAAGTCTCAGGAAACGTTGGAAGAGCTGGGACCATAGATATCTTCAAGCTTTATGATGAGTCAAGTACCATCACAGGAAGTCTCGAACTATCAAGAGGATTGATAAAGTTTGATCTTGGCAATGTCAAGCTGAAAGCAGGAAAGTCCATCGACCTAAAGTCCAGTGATGTCGAATCCAGACTTATCATGAGAAACATCTCTACAGGACAGCCTGTTCCGCGTGACTTCACATTGAGCATCTTCCCTCTGTCCAGGTCATTTGACGAAGGATCAGGTCGAGATGTGATATCATTTGCTGATGTCGATGCTGCGAACTTCCTGTCAAGCAGCATCAATTCTTTGTGGAATATGTCTGGTGCAAATGAGATGGGCAATCTGAATTCATCAGGAATAGACATCATTTCAAGTGGAAACTTGAATGATGGTAATGGGCTTGTCTCTTTGAGAACAGACTTCAGATTTGAGGAAGGTAACGAAGACCTGTCGATAAACATAACGAGACTTGTATCAGGAACTGTTGCTGGAATTCTACCAGATCACGGCTATAGAATTTCATTCTCCGAGAGTGAAGAGGATGATCAGACCACAAGGTTCGTGAAAAGATTCGCTTCGAGGCATGTCACACAGCAGTCATTGAGGCCTTACGTCATAACCGGATACAATGATTCGACCGTTGATCATCATAGCTGCTCTTTCTTCAATGTGACAGGAACCCTGTATACTTTCAACTTTGTGAACGGAACCGGATTCAACTTTTTATCAGGATCTTCTCTTTCTCCTATAACAGGTTCAAACTGTCTTCTTCTGAAGCTTACAACTGGTAGTCTGACAATTAGCCTCACAGGCAGCCAAAAATCTTTTGGAGATTATGTAAGCGGTGCTTATTACGCTGAGTTTTCTTTGAATTCATTCACACGACTTTTGAATGGAGTTTCACTAGAAAATCATGCTCTCACAAGTGGAAGCATCAAGTTTCAAGAAAACTGGACATCTCTCGATGGAACAGTAAACTTTGCGAAAGACACGGTAACTTATGCAAGAACCGCTGGATCTTCAAGAGTAGGAAATCAAAGACAGCTGGTGTTGGGCTTGTCATCACTGCCAGGCAGGATAAATCAAGGGGATGTCATAAGAGTTAGGTTCGGAATTTTCGATAACCTTCTGTACGAGAGGTCATCAAGATTCTCCCTTGCAAGGACTCCTCTGCCACTAACAAATTGCAAGTTTAGAATCAGAGACATTCAGGCTGACTATCTTTTGTTCGATTTTGACATGAAAGGAACTGAAGTTTCCCTTGACTCTATCGGTAATTTTTTCGATCTTTACACAGAGAATCTTCCTGTAGGGATCCAGTATGGAATCGAGATCTCTGCACTGATTGACGGAAAGACATCAATATTCAGAGATGATAAATTGCAATCGTTTATTGTGAGCAAATAATGTCAAAGACCTCAATAGTCTCAGATTTCACTACGATTGAATCTCTTTTAGAAGCTCAAGCTTCAAGCAGATCAGGGCAGAAAACTGTCAACAGTGTCAAATCAGGTGTTATAAGCTCTTCATCATTCAGGTTGAGTGCACCAGGAAGGCCAATCCAATCAACGCAGCAATTGCCTGTTGACTGGTCTAAATTTCAGAACTTTGTATTCTTTGGATCATCTGCTACTCTCACAAATATAGCATTTGATACGATCATCAATAAGTTTCCATTCGATGGCACGTTTACAGAAATTGAAGACTACATAGACACCCTATCAGGTTTTGAGAAATATGTCTTTGATTCATTTCCAAAGTCCATCAATGCACTTCATTTTAGCAGCTCTTACATCAGTGTTGTAGACTCAGCAGGCTCGCTCCTACCTCTGCTGTCCAGGAATAAGACAGGTGCATCTGTGCTAGACCCTGGCTCTCAATCGATAAGCTTTCAAACCAAGATTTTCTTGCCTCAAGAAAACAATGATAATCAGGTCATTTTTCAAAGGTTTTCTAACAGTTGTGGTTACACGGCATTCGTGTCTCAAAGCAATTCATTGAGCGCAAGTATTTCTATGGCAATCTCATCTGGAACTTATTGGTTCACATCCAGTTTGCAGATGCCCAAGGGACAATGGGCCGATATTTGCTTTAACTTCAACAGGCGACCTGGTGTGAACAGGTTGCAGTCTT